ATTTCTTTCATGACGACTCCGATCAGATAAAGCAGCTCGACGAGCATTTCAGCCTGGAGCGCTTCGCTTGAGCCAATCGAGATTTGCCCGGTCCGGCCGCTCTTCGTACCAGCCGCGCCCGGCAGCGACGCTCGCAGCCATATCCCAAAATTCCTCGTACATTGCGGCGACGCGCGACATGGTGAAATTCATGGCCCAGTCCCGACAGGCTTGCGGCTTGATCAGATCAATATTCCTGACGGCCCACAAATAGTGGTCAAGCGTACGGCAGCGAAAGCCGGTAATGCCATGGAGATTGTTTTCTGCGAAGGCTCCCCAATCGCTGGTTATCGTCGGCGTGCCCGACATATGGGATTCCGTGACGACGCCGCAGAACGGCTCCAGGAACGTCGAGGGCGCCAGCAAAGCGCGGGCATTGGCGAGCAACTCTCGGCGCTTCTCAACGCCGACGATGCCGACCTGTTCGATGCCGGAATAATCAAAATCCATCCTGCCTGGGCCCGCGATGACGAGCGGCAGGTCGAGCCGCTTGGCGATCTCGGCAGCGATATGGACGCCCTTGCCTTCGGCGACTCTGCCGAGACAAAGCAGATAATCGCCTTTCGCTTGCAGATATTCGAAGTCGCCTGGATTGAAATAATTCGGGATCACGACTTCGTATGCGTTCATCGTATTTCCGCGAGCGACTGCGTCGGCGCCTTTGTAGGCGTGCAACATCGCGTAGGATTCGAAGACCTTGAACAGCGCGAACTGCCCCGACGCGTAGCCGATGCCCGGCTCGACGATGATCAAGTCGTTGTGGGCGTCGGCGATCCGCTTGTGACCGGCTCCCCACATGCAGAGAAGGAAATCTCCGGGTCGCTTGTAGCGCTCAATTCCTGAGATGGCGGCTGCCGTAAAGAGTCGGGTGGTTCGATCGGCGAGATCAAAGGAAAGATAACTCGCGGGCTCGCCCAGGTCGCTCGCCTCCGTGACGCTAACGTGCTGGCACGGGACCGCAGAATTCTCGTTGCCGTAGTGGATGACATGGTGACCCCCATCGACAAGCATGCTGACAAGCTTCAGGACCTTTTGCGTATAAGCGCAGCACAGCCAATCCTGATTGGTCGCGGTATGCGGAATGCCGAGAACATGGAAACGATACATTTAATATGCATACTCCTCAACAATAATTGTGCCGGCGGCACCATTCCCTCCAGCATGCGTGCCGGCCGCACCTCCAAGCCCCGCGGCGCCAATCGAAAAGGATACGGAAGCTGCATTCATCCAAAATGCGACATATTCGCCTGCCCCACCCCCTGCGCCAGCGCTAGTGTTATTAGTATTTCCTGCGGCGCCCCCACCGCCGGCACCGGTATTTGGTTTAGCCGCGCCTCCGGATGCGCTCGATGTGCCGGCTGCACCGGCACCTCCAAACGGATTCGCCCCGCCTTGACCGCCAGGCAAACCCAAAATCGAATTGCTTTGAGTGCCGGCACCGTTACCATCGCCGCCGTCAATTCGTGCAATTAGATTTCCTGTTCCGTTGACGCCTCCCGTGCCACCCGCGCCGGGAGTAGGTCCCGTAGCCGCCGCGGAAGGACCAGCCCCGCCTGCGGTCCCGTGAATTGCTGTCCATCCTCCAAACGAGGTATCAACGCCGTCGGTGCCGGCATTGGTTAGCGTTGCGCCACCACCGCCGCCGCCGCCAGACATTTGCACGCGACAACGAACTGTACCAGTCGTCGGAACATAAGTGCCAACTCCGGTTAATCTTCGAGTGTTTGGTATAGGAGTTGATCCTATAGGACCTGTTGCCCCGGTAGCGCCCGCGGGCCCCTGGACGCCGGGAGGCCCGGTCAAGCCGGTGGCTCCAGCTGGGCCGCCTATGCCGGTCGCGCCCGTGGCCCCCGCTGGCCCTGTTGCGCCAGTCGCGCCCACCGAGCCGTTGGTGCCCGCGGTCCCGGTGATGCCCTGCGGCCCCGACGCGCCGATCGGACCCGTCGAGCCTGTAGCGCCGGCCGGACCGACTGGTCCAGTTGCGCCCATCGGCCCCGTTGCGCCGGTTGGTCCTGTCGAGCCGACGCCGGGACCCGTCGCCCCAGTCGGGCCTATCGGCCCCGTCGCCCCAGGCGGTCCCGTCGACCCGGTATAGCCGGTCGCTCCGATCGGCCCCGTCGGACCAGTCGCGCCGGTCGGCCCTGTGGCGCCCATAGGACCCATCGGCCCGATCGGAGGCACGGCGATGGTGACGGTCTCGACTCCAGGCGTCAGCACGACGCGCGGTGCGCCCGGAGTCGGGCCTTCAAGTCTTTGCTCGGTCATCGCGTCGTTCCTTCGGTGACGTTCGCGGTGCCTTCCCACAGTCGCTCTTGAAAGCCGCTAGGCATCAGCCGCACCAAGTCGGTGACGTAGGTCCCGGGGTAAAGCCTTGACAGCTTGTCATAGCGATCGAGCACGATGGTGAAGGCGCCATTCGCCGGATCGGTGATAAAAATGCCATTGCCCGGGTTGCTGTCGACCCAAAGCAAAGCCTCGTTGTCGCTTTCGTGCTCTCTGATTTCCAGCTTCAACAGACTGCCGGTAATGTCTATCGGCGCTCCCGCAGTGCCGTCGGGATTCTGCACTGTGTAAACAAAGGCGACTGTCCAATCATCGTTTTTGGCGATGTTGAGAACCACGGAGTAATATGCAGGTCCCGCCATTGTGCCGAGACCCTTATTTGCTGATCAGCCACGCCGAGAACCGGGTGCTGTTATCTGGAACCGAATTGTTGGTTATTCCGGATTGCTGATAGCAAGCCCCGGTGACTGTGTCGCCGACGTTAAGTTGAAGGTGAGCGGTGGTGCTGAGATTGTTCCCGGTGCCTGCTATGATTGTCCCGCTCGATTCGATGGCGGCAATCTGCCCATTAACCTCGACGGACATTGACGTGAAATTGCAGTCTCTGCCGATCTGAGCAAGATGCACGGCGGCATAGATGGCCCAAATGCCGTCTTCGCCGGCTCCAATGACGAGTCTGGTTCCGTCGAAGGTAGATGTTTGAAGATTATTCTTTTGAATGTTTGGGTAGGAGATGTTGACCCCACCCGGGGCGCTCGTTGGAATAACCGTTCCTGCAAATCCTTGCTGGCTTGCGATAAACCCTCTCAGTTTCGGCGCGGGAGGCTGAAGCACTTGACTGCGGCACAGCCCGATAATCTGATAATAGGTGTTATGGTTTTCCAGCAGGATCGTTTCGAGCGCGAGAAGATCGCCCGACTGAAGCGGTTGACCATCGTCGCGGTAGATCGGAAGCGCGGCTAGCGCGTTGACCTGAATGGTGACTCCACCCGTGCTCTGATTCTTCACTTTGACCGAAATAAATTGGCCTTCGGTGATCGAGGTGATGGCGGGCGAATACGGAGCAACGATTTGATTTGCGGTAATGCTGGTATCAGCGCAGTAGGGAATTTGAACGGTGAATGTGTTCGACGTTGTGGCCGGGGCGCCGACGGCATTCTGAAGCTGGAACACGGACCCGGTGTCGGCAAGATTGGCGATCATGCCGGCCGTTATGTCGTTGGGATGAAGATCGGCGCCGTCAGTTCTTTTGATCGCTCGCGGCCCCAGCCCGTTGACATTGATGACGGTCGCGCCGGTATTCGTATTTGCAATCACTACTCTCAAAGGAAAGCCGGCGTGATATTGCTCCAGCGGCGGAGCGAGATTGCACAGCACCGTATTTGCGCTGACGCTGGTATCGATCGCAAAATTCAAAAACTGCCGGCGTATGCTTTTAAGCAGCTGCTGAAGGTCGCCGTCGTCTGGAGTAAAATCGGAATTCTGGATGACGTTGACGATCTCGCGTTGCGGCTGTTCGAACGCCGCCGCCGGCGGAATTGAACCCTGAACGCCAGCTGCCGGATTGCCGTTGATGTAGCCGGCGTTCGGATCAGAGATTCCATATGGTTGCTGATAACGCATCGTCTCTCGCCTCCTTAAGGAGTGCCGGCCATCGGATCGTCGGGACCCGTCAAACCGGAGTAATCAAATACGATTTGCGTGTGCGCCGGCTTCCAGCGGTTGAGCAGGCATTCAAGATCGGCGTCGATGCCGATTTCCAGATGATGATCGACGCCAGCCTCGCCGCCACCACCGCCGCATCGGAACCACCGCAGCCCCTTCGACGCGACGTGAACCGTCCAGTAAAACCGCATCTCAGGCGGCCCGATGTACCAGCGATAATCGCCGATAAGCGGATTAGAATCGAGCGGCGGTGTGCGCGTATCGCCCGCATTGCTGACGCCGGCCATGAACGGCGCATATTCTGAAATCGTGATCGTGTAGCCGAGCATTCCCAAGGCTACATCTTTGATAAAGAAGTCCCGCGACTGCCCGCCCAGCAACGTCATCTTGAAGACGAGCATTCGCTGGCGCGTGCTGATCGTCGGCGTCGATTGGAAGCACGGATCAGGGAGTCCGAAGTTGCGCTCCCAATCCGGCAGAAGTTCTACCGTTTTGCGCGGATCGCTTTCCTGCTCAAGCAGATCGCCGGCCCTGGCGTCGCAGGTGCCCCAATAATTGGCGAGCCCGTAGACGCTGCGGACGAGAGTCGAATCGACATCGCGCGGCCAAGCAGCGCCCTGCGGCAGCAGACCGAGCATCGCCTGGGCATAATCCGAACCCGATCGGCGGACGTGTCGATCCTTGTCAGGCAGCGGGACTGTCGTGGGCATATTGGATGTCGCCGAGTACAGCCATATGACCATTGTCCGGCATTACAGTTTCGTCCTGCGGATTGTTGCCCAAAGCATAACTTACGACTCCCACGGCGTTAATGATCGCTTCATCGCTCCATGCCCGGTACCAGATTTGACCCGGCTGGGCTCTTTGAGTGAACATCGTCTTGAGGCTTTCCGTAATATTCGCCCGCGTCGATGCGTCGTCGCTGTTGAGATTGACGATCAGCAGATTGATCGGAAACGGAATCGGCGCGGCCACAAAGAAATCCTTCACAGCGACCGGACGCACCTGATCGAGATAAGCCTGGACGTTCGCGACATCGGTCGGCGTCGGGAAGCCGTCATAATCGGCACGCAGGTCGTCCATCATGAAGC